CATGGCGACCGTTGTCCCCATGGTTCAGCCGAAGCCCGGCCCCGGCGACATGGGCGTGGAGTTCGGCGTTCCCATGAACCTGCCGTTCGCCGTCCCCTACCGCAACGACCACACCCTCGAAGTCATCCGCTCCTTCGGGATAGACGAGGGGCCGACGCCGTCCCAGTTGGCGGTGATGCGCCGGACCGACGGCCAGGCCCGGGCCTTGTATCGCCTCATCACGCTGCCGATCCGCTCCGCGCTGGCGTCCTCCACGTTCATCCCCGAAGACGGCGGGCAGGCCGAGGCCGACTTCATCGAGAAGATGTTCCTGTCGCCGCCGTCGGCGGGTGGGATGACGGTGTCGTTCCCCCGGTTCATGGCGCAGATGCTGCTGGCCCTGTTCGACGGCTTCGCTGCGTTCGAGCAGGTCTACTGGGTGCCGAAGATCGGCCCGCTCAAGGGCAAGATCACCCTCAAGAAGATCGCCTACCGGCCCACCGAGACCATCACGTTCCTCACCGATGCGAACGGTGGCTTCGAGGGCTTCCGCCAGCGGGCCGTGTTCGCCGGGCGCACCACCGACGTCGACATCCCGCTGGACACCGCGTTCTACTACGCCGCCCAGGAGGAAGAGAACCCGTTCTACGGGGTGTCGTTCTTCCAGTCGGCGTTCTACCACTACGACAAGAAGGTCCGGCTGTACTACGTCGCGCATCTGGCGGCGCAGAGGGCGGCGGTGGCCACCCGGGTCGGCACCGTCGCTGACGGTGCCAGCGATACCCAGCGGCAGTCGTTCACGCAGGCCCTGGCCGACCTCGGGGTGGCGCAGTCGATCACGCTGCCGTCGTCGCTGTGGAAGGTGGACGTCCTCAACGCCGGGGGTAGCTTCGACTTCCTCTCGTACATCAACCACCACAACTCGCAGATGTCGAAGTCGGTGCTCGCGTCGTTCTTCGACACCGCCCAGGGCGGCGGGGCTGACACCCCGCTGGTGACGTTCGGGGAGCAGTCGGACGCCCTGTTCATGCTGATGCTGCAGACGATCATGGACGAGATCGCTGCGGCCATCAACACCTACCTGATCCCGAAGTTCATCGACTGGAACTTCGGCAGCCATAAGTACCCGAAGTTCCAGTGGGGCACCTTCACCGACGAAGAGAAGGCCCGCATCTCCGACATGTTCAGCAAGCTGGCCGTCTCCGGCCAGGCCATGAACGTGACTCACGAGTTCTTCCGGGAGATGGAGAAGGAACAGGCAGACGAGATGGGTCTCGAGATCGACTGGAAGGCAGTCGAGAAGCGCGAGGCCGACGAAAAGGCCCAGGCTGCGGCCATGGGCGCGGGGGCTCCCGGGGGGCCGGGCATGCCGCCGCGACCCCCTGGGTCCGCGCTGGGCCCGCTCACCCCACGCGCTGCCGTCAAGGGAGCGAACCCGGCGGGCACCCAGGACCCCAACGCCCAAGCCGCTCAGGGTGCGGCTGGTGCACCCGGAGCACTACCCGACCCGTCCGCGAATCCCCTGACCTGGGGCATGACCGCCGAGGGTTTCGATCTGGTGACCGCGACCACCGACCTGCTTGTCAAGATCGGCGGCGGTCAGGGTGACGGTTCCTGACCCGTCCGGTGTCGGCGGGGTCCTGCACATCGCGGACAAGGCTGCCACGGACCCTGTCCCAGCGGCCCTCAGTGCTGCCGTAAGCCCTCTGCGGGCACTGGTGCTGGCGGCTGTCCGGAACAATCCTGGCAAGTCCGTGGGCGACGTCCTGGGGCGTTCCGACGTGTCGATGTCGATGACCCGGGCCCGGCGGGCCCTGGCACGGATGTCGGCACAGATCACGACCGCGTTCGCGGCCACCGCCGCGCTCGGCCAGGTGTCCGTCGGGAGGCTGGGTGGAACCCCGGCCACCGACACCACCTACCTCAAGGCACTGACCGATCGGTGGGAGGTGTCCTCCGCCACCGTCCTCGCATCCCTGGACGAGCGGTTGACGGCGGCGTTCGGCAAGGTGGACGTGCCTCCGGGCACGACATCGAACTACGCTGCGGCGCTGGGCCAGGTCAGAGCGGACCGGGCCGGGGAGGTGTTCGACAGCGTGACCTCGAATCTGGCGTTCAGGCTGTCCACCGGCATCTCGTCTGCCGTAACGCGGGGTTACAACGAGGCGGTCCACGGGATGTTCACCGCAGTGGATGGCGATTGGTACAAGGTCTGGCACTCGCGCAACGACGAGAAGACCTGCCAGTGGTGCCGGGCGATGGACGGGCAGGTGGCCGTGCTGCAGCACGAGTTCGTTCCCGCCGACGGGCTCGACTCCTTCGGGGATCTGCAGATGCCTCCGGCGCACCCACACTGCCGATGCTGGATCGAGGTGACCCAGAATCCCTTGACGGCGGTGGCCGAATCCCAACCTGCAGCGCCCGGCCAATCGTCGGGCAACGTCCCCGTCAAGGTCAGTTCCAAGCGGATCAAGGACCTGGCGGTCGGCGCGTTCAACACACTGGTGTCACAGTTGTCCGCATTGGTGAAGGCGCTGTTCAGAGGGGGTTCCGGGAGTGCCTAGGTACATCGTCTCCGGACCGGCCGCTGCAGCCCAGGCGCTGCTCTCCCTCGTATCATTGGCGCGGACCTCGCCCGACGACTTCGAGTTCGGACCCGTCGATCTGAACGACATCGTCAACGTCGGGCTGACCGTCGATGGTGCCGAAGCCTTGGTGTCGAAGACATTGGGGGACGTCGAAGGAGTCGCACTCGCGGACTCTGTCGCCCCCGACGGATAGGTTCGTATGAACCTTGGAGGAAGTCGCATGGACGGTACCCAGCGGTTCCTGGATCTTGTATCCGAGGGCGTCCTCGAACTCACCTCCAAGTACTCGACCGCTGACATGGAGGAACTGGGAGCGGCCGGGCACGCCTTCAAGAACCCCGACGGCCACTGGTCCTACCCGATTGACGACGAGGAAGACCTCGCCAACGCGATCAAGGCCGTCGGTCGGGGCGGTGCGTCCCACGACGCGATCCGGAAGTACATCGTCAAGCGGGCCAAGGCCCTGGGGAAGTCCGACAGCATCCCGGAGAACTGGGCGTCCAGCGGGTCCAACGACAAGACAGCGGCCTGAGCGGAAGCGATGTGGATGACACCCCGTCGAAGTCCAAGGCGCTGCTCAAGGCCCTGGGTGTAGACCCCGACCTCATCCCCCTGACCAAGTACGTCCGCACCTTGGAGGGGACCAAGTACTACGGGCTGCCCATCGGTTCCCCCATCGAGGGGCACGGGCACGGCGGGCTGCATAACGTCACCGGGGGTGTCGGCACCCTTGCGCCCTTCCCGACCCCCGGGCACGGCACCGAGGCGGGGCACCTGGCGGGCGAGGCCGTGCATGCCGCGCATGTCGCTGGCGGGACGCTGGCCACCGATCACATGCTGACGCTCGGGAACAAGACGTTCCTCATCAAAGCCGGGTCCCGGGTCTACGCCTTCGGTGACGACTCTCAGTGGCGGCTGGTCCTCGGGCCGGACGGCAAGCAGGTTCTGTACGCGGCCCAGTCCGAGCCGACGCCTTGGACCAACCCGTCCCAGATCAACCTGGCCAACAAGTTCATCCATGAGGGGTCGTGGAAGCTGCTGGACTCGCACCTGACCCCCGTGCAGGGCGCGCAGGACACCACCACACCTAATGTCCCCGCGCCCGAGCACCCGGCACCCGGTGCTGAGGGGCAGCAGCCCGAGCCCCATGCACCGGCACCGCACGAGCCCCCCGCCCCCGGGGCACCATCGGCACCTGCCGCACCGCACGCCCCGGCCGCTCCTGTGGCGGAGGCCGTACCCCAGATCTCCCAGGCCGTCGATGCTCTGCACCAGGCAGCCCAGGCATTGGACCAGGCCGCACACCCGGAACATGCACCCAACGCCCCGGTACCCAACGAGCCCAACGCCCCCAATGCACCTGCAGAGCCGCATGCCCCGGCACCCAACGCCCCTAGCGCCCCGGAACCACACGCCCCCGGCAACGCCCCTGAGACGCCTGCAGGGGGCACGTTCCAGGCTGCCGGTACGTCGCTGACCCAGCAGCAGCTAGACCACGCGATCGGCGTCTTGGAGGCCGCGAAGGGCATAATGATCGCCCAGCCGCTCAAGCCTCACGGGCACCCGCTGGCGGCGACGGACTACAAGGCGTACGCCAACGCCTACAACAAGCTCAAGGGCACGACGCTGGCCCCCAAGCCCGCGTTTATCGGCTACCTCAAGGCTGTCCGTGACGGCTCCCTACCGGACAACTTCGAGAGCACCGTCAAGGCGACCCCGGGATCGAAGACCAAGGAGTACCAGGCTGCCAACAAGCTGGTGAAGAAGGGTGACGCCAAGGGCCAGGCCCTTCTCGATGAACTCAAGGCCAAGGGTCTGGCCCCCAAGGGCCCGAAGGCGACGCCCCACGCCCCGGAGCCACACGCCCCCGAGCCCCATGTCCCGGAGGCCCCCAAGGCTCCCGAGCCCGCTCCCCATGTCCCGGAGCCCCACGTTCCCTCGACTCCGCCGAAGCCGGAACTGCAGAACAAGGTCCCGATCTCCGCCGCCCAGAAGAAGGATCTCCACCAGGCGATCGAGGACTTCCAGAACCACGACAACCACCCCGGTGATCTGACGGTCGGGGTCCTGACCGCGCTGGCCAACGGCACGGTGCTCGCCGTCAAGATCGGTTCCGACGCCGCGTCCGTCGGTCTGGTCACCAAGCTGGACGACGGGGAGTTCACCACCACCGACCACCACCCCGATCACAAGATGACGGCGCTGCAGGTGCTGTCGTGGGCGTCGACCGCCGCGCACAACCCGACCTACCTGCTGGCCGGTGGGCACAGCCCCACCACCGCGCTGTTCTACAACTCCGTCGTGCACACCCAGGCCGGGGCGTATCTGTGGAAGGCAGCGAAGTTCAACCTGTCGCCCGGTGACTTCGTGCATGTCGCCGGGCCGGTGCACCCGTCCACGGGTGCTGCCCTCGTCCAGCGGCTCGTGATCTCCCACCCGAACGGTTCCTTCACGGCGTTCGCTCCTAGCGGGGTGTCCGTGTCCTACCCGCCCGGGTCGGAGGCTGCCAAGTCCGCCGCCCAGAACATCGCGTCCGGAGTCCTGCAGCCCCAAGCCATCTCGGGTCTCGAGAAGGCCCCTGCCGTCGTGGAAACCAACGTCGCGCATGAGTCCGGGCACTATCAGGTCGGCGGGGCGCACCAGTACTACCCGAAGGGTGCTGAGGTCTTCAACGACGGCAAGATGTTCCGGGTGGAGGGGCAGTGGTTCCTCCGGACCAACAACAAGGCCGCGTCAGCGGTGGCCCCTGTTTCGGGGCACGCGCTTGACACGGGGATCGACCTCGGGACCGTGCACCCGGCGCATCTCACCCCACTCGGTGACACGCACACGGCGGCTCCCGAGAATGCCTTCAACTCAGGCAGTCAGTCCCACGACGACAAGTACGTCGAGCACGTCACCTACGGCGAGATCATGTCCGTCCCATCCGGACACACCGTCTATCTCAAGGGGTACGGGAACGACCCGATTCCCCTCCACCGTGACGGCGAGAAGCTACTCCGTAATGACGGGATCAGCTACTCCGCCAACTCGTTGGCCGGTAAGGACATGTACTTCCCGAACGGCAAGCCTGACGCCCCGGCTGCCGCACCCCCGGCCCAGCCGGTGGCCACCAAGCTCGCCGGTGTCGACGCCACCCAGGCGCAACTCAAGCAGGCGATCAAGACCCTCGAAAACGCCAAGGGGATCATGGTCAAGCAGCCGCTTGCCAAGATCGGGAACCCGTTCGCCACGGCGGAGTACCACTACTACGCGGGCATCCACAAGTCGGCCACCGGCAAGGACTACCCGAAGGCTTCCGCCACCAAGTTGGCGTTCATCGACTACCTGAAGACGCTGGTGGCCGATGAGAACGCCCCGGGCCCCGCGCCTCAGCCGACGACGATCCCGGCTGCCGATGCGGCCGTGGCCAAGTCCACGTTCACGTTGCACACCGCCATGCACGGCGACGTGGGTATCTCCGTCCCGGACGGCGGGAAGATCACCGAGTGGGGCGGAGGGGCGCTCGCGGTCACCGACAAGAACGGTGACCTCGTCTCGATGCACAATCAGACCTCCGGGAATCCGTTCACCGACGAGACCCTGCAGTCGATGCAGAACCTCTGGCACACGCCGAATGCCATCAACAAGGTCGGCAAGCAGGTCTTCCCTCCGACCGAGAAGCAGTTCGTCACCGTCGGGGACAACAAGGAGGTCGAGGTTCCATCCGGTGCGCTTGCGTACCACGGGCCCGCCGGGTCAACGATCTTCATGGAGGACGGGCAGAAGGTAGTCGGCGGGTTCTACCAGAGCGGTAACCCGTTCCCGCAGGGCTC